TTAAATTGCCCGGTTGATGGAGAATATGTAAAAGACTCAATCGTCGTTGACACATTGTGACCATCCTCTGGTCCCATACGCCGCACACTGGCTGATTGCGTCCCACTGATCCAGCCAATAGCATCGTCAGCATTATCAACTCCCTCATTAATCAATCGCCCCATTGCTAACTTGGGCCACTCTTTTAAAAACGGAAAGTCTTTTGGAACACCCGGTGGAACAATGTTCCGGTTAAGCAACCTCAGTTTCAATTCTAACCGATCGAGATCCAGATAAAATTCCGCCATTTTGTTTTTAGCATCGTTAATCAACGGCATTGTTTGAGGACTTATTTCTGTGCCGAGATACCTAGCATTTTCGATATTCTCTTTGACCTCTTCTATTTCTTCTTGAAGCTCTCTTTGTAGTTTTGCCTTGTTGCCAATGGTTATCGTCTCATGCCGTAGATCCCACAACGCCTGACGGAAGTTTTGGTCTATTGAGTCTTGAACTACATTAATATCATTGCTTCCACCCATAATTTCATAGGCTTCTCTTTTTTCAGGGTTACGAATAATTTCATCATGCAATACCCTTTCAATATTATAAACGTCTTCCGCATAAGGGTTTATAGATATTGGAGTGTTCAAATCAAACTCACCATGCCGAGCTTTCACAATCGCTGCGTCAGACTGCATCTCTTCCGCAAACGTCACGTTCTTCGGCCTGTCCATTCCTTTCTGACCGGGGACAGCTTCGTCTCGAAACCTATCACTTCGTAGGTGAAATATTGTATCTTCATGACCGTGATAGTGTGGATTGCGAAGTCTGAATACGTCAGCACCATGTCTAACCATATTATCCCTTTGATATGCAACTGCCATCTCCGGAGTGAGTCCTACAATAAGCTCCTGATACTCGTCTGAGTCTATAGGGTCATAACCGGGAGAAACAGATTTGGGTCTTCTCATTTCTGTAGCAAACACCGGCTCAACACTCGTGTCATCGAATTTTAATGTTTCTTCTCGGATCGCGCCCGACTTCGGCATTTTTCTCCGCAACGCTTTTTGTAGGTACTCTGTCGTAACAGTTTGGTCAGGTTTTAGGCCAGCCATCTCTTGGAGCTTCGCTTGATACCTTGCGTCTTCCAGTTCCGGAGCAATAAACTGCTTCTCAGTTGGGCCTACTTTATCTTTAAGCGCTGCCTCTACCTGATCAGGAGTCAGGGTTTTCTGCTCCATGCCACCAAGGGCGTCATCAGCTCGGCCTTTGTAACTCGCAGCTTCTAACACAGAAGTGTCCGGTAATTTCTGTCCAACTTCCTGTAAGAAACTCCTGATCGGTCTGCCTATCGTGCTCGTAGCAAACTTCATACCGGGAACGTACTCCGAAGCCATCAGTGTACCCAAGCCAGCCATCGCCAGACCTTTTGCAATGTCACCCTGACTGATGTTACTGCCAGCTTGCTTTAATGCCCCAGCAATCTCAGTTGGATAAGACGGACGCAAAAACTCATAGGCATCAATGATATCAATATAACCATCGTCGTTTAGATCAGCTAAGGCTCCACGTTGTTGCGTTACTAAACGATCACCCATCGCTTCGGATAGAGGATCATCTCCCGTAACACCAAGTACACGAAGAGGTTTTCTGCTCATAATTATTCGCCACCACCGCCACTTCCAAATCCACCAAAGGGACCCAAAGGATCGTCGGGAGTGCCCCATCCGGGATTTCTCATACCTATGTCATATCGACGGTTTGCAATAATTCTTCTTAATGCTTCGTTAGAGGGGAGCATCTGAGATTCTGGGGGAGTGCCAAACTCCATTGGCGAGGGTACACTTCTATCTGGACGAGTACCTGTTGCATCACTTGTATCCCACGGGTTTCTATTAATATCCCCTGTGTACATATTATACAATGCATTTAAAATGCTTAATGGGTTTGGTGAAGGAACAACCGCGAGTTGTTGTGACCAGTTAGGCATATCAGCAATCATTTGTTGAACACTATCATAACCTGTTCCGGTCGGGCCTCCTAAACTAATTTCACCTGCCCCGCCAGTGTTATCTGGATTTATACTAGGTGAGGCTGTTGCAATTTGGTATTTCTTTACAAGGTCTAGCAAGTCTCGGGTGTGTTTGTCAGCATAAGATCGACCCTCGCCAGTGACACCTAGACGACTATATGCCTCAAACAAATCATCTTCTCCCCCATACATATTAAAGCCCGTGTTGCCTTCATCAGTAGGAGCAAACATATACCGCATTACCTCATCAACGCGACCCGGAGCCTTGTTCTCGTTCCAATCTCCATAGCCACGGTCTATCAACCTGTCATATAAACGAGGATTAATGCCGGATGTGAACTTTCCCATATCCTCAACTGTGGACGCACCAGTATAAAACTCTGGCCTCATACCGCCTTCCGTTCCCGGATCATCCATGTCGTAGGTGTTCGCCATAATGGCCGCAAAGCTTTCCATGCGAGGATCAAGTATCCCGAACCCTTCGCGCCCCTCTTGCTTGCCAAAGTTCAGATAATGCTCTCGGGCTACGTTCTCAATAAAGGCTGTCGCACCTGCCGGGTTTATCAGCACATCAGGATTTTCTTGCGCCGCTGCCGCTAACCGTGCCTTGGCGTTCCGCATAACATCAGAGTTGGCCGCAAGGTATTGCATCTCCCGACTAGCTTGTGGCTTGTTCGCCTGTATTCGTTCCTGTTGCTCGGAAAATTGACGGAACTTTTCTAAGTCCATTTCTCCGGTAACCGGATCTCTTCCGTAGGCTTCTTCGACTGATATGAGGTCTGCTACTGCCATGTCGTTCTCCTAGACTGCATAAGGATTGACCCTTGGCTTGTCAGGCTTAATAGGCTCATCAATATCCAGCGCCTGCGGTAGCTCAAACCAATGATCATTTTTGAGATATATCATAGCTTGGGTAAACGTGTCTACATAATCATCATGGGCGGCCACTGGAAATTTAGTCAACTCATTGTAAAAGTCATTAGCCCAGCTAACCCGATGACCCGGATTCTTTTTACTCTCCGGTATCCACACCATGCCCAGTTCCAAAATCGGGGCGGCCTGATGTGCTCGGCTGACTTTGTCTGCATTGTGAGGGTTGTACCCTATAGCCGGTACCTTAGCCAATCGCAAATCCTGTAGAAGTGACTGACCACTTGCCTTGGCCTCGACCAATACCCGATCCGGTCTCCGTGCTCGGCTGTATGGGCTGTCCTTGCTCAAGCCCCCATACTCGGTGTTCCAATCCTTGATCGCTCTGGCCCGAAGGTCTGGGTAGGTCAGGTGCTCGGACCATGCGTCGATCAACATCACGCCCCTCTCGCCCTCGTGGGTAAACATCGCCCACACCGTACAGGCTGTCGGGTCACCCGTTGTCTTTTCCGTAAAGGCACAGTCATAACTTTGTAAGATATACTCGAACGGCGGCAGCCCCTGATCGTGAGGCCACAACTCCAAGAATTGCGTGCGTAGGATACCGCCCTCGCTCGGTGTCGGATCTTGTTGCAACTGGCCTGCCGTGCCATACGTTCCCAACAACTGCTTGAGTTCGGTGATCTCCTTCTCGCCAAACCTCTCAGGACAAATCAGTTCGCCCTCGACTTCCCGTGGGTCATAAATTCCGAGGACGGACCGCCTCTCCACCCCATCCCACTCGGCTGGGATCATCAGATGTTCCCAACCCCCGATGTCATCCAAGATGTGGCCCGATATATCTCGGTCATGCAGTCGTTGCATAATGGTGACCATCGCGTCATTGCGCGGATCGTTCAGTCGTGTGGACCACACCATGTCGAACCAATCCAGTGCGCTCTCTCGGATTGTATCTGACTGCGCTTCCTGTGCGGAGTGGGATCGTCAAGGATCAGCCTCGATCCCCCTTCACCCGTTGCCGTACCACCAACCGATGTGGCTAGTCGATATCCGGTCTTGTCGTTCTCGAATCTTTGCTTGGCGTTCTGATCGCCCGACAGCTTGAACATATGACCCCAACGTTCTTGATACCACGGGGATTGGACAAGTCTCCGCGCCTTGAGGTTGTCTCGTATGCTGAGGTTGCCTGAGTAACTAGCGCACAAGAACTTCTGGTCCGGTTGGGTCAGCCACTCCCACATGGGCCACATCACGCTGACTATCGTGCTCTTACTATGTCGAGGTGGTATGTTAACGAGCAGTTTCTGTATCTCGCCATCACTGACTGCCTCAAGATGCTCACATATTTCTTCGATGTGCCACGACTCGATGAACTTAACGCCCGGTTCCACAACGTGCCAGCTCTGCTTAACGAACTCATAGAGCGAAGCACTCGCCGCCCGTCTCTCTTTCTCTGTTCGAATGAGATCGCGCAGTATGGCCGGACTTGTTGTGTTTACATTCTCAGCTAGGCTCATCACTCCCCACCTTATCGAGCAGTTTCTGCATATCATCTAACTCGGAGTCTGACAAGCCTCGGAGATCGACCGCCGCCAGTTGGATCGGCCCGCCGCCCTTACCTGTCACCTCTTGAATTTGCTTGTCACCGTATATCTTAGGAAGCATTTTACTGAGCATCCATTTCCTCGTATCCACACGGAGTCGGTTACGTTGGATCGCCTCGGAGCTTAGACGTTCCCTAACACCATGCTCGTCGGTAGTATAATTCTCGTCTGCTATCGCTACTATCTCATCAGCTAGTAGCTCGTAGGCCATCTGCCTCGCGTGCGCGTATTGCTCGGCTAAAAAAGAGGCGGCCCCCATCCATTCGAGGAAAGTAGAAGACGATGGAAGATTGTCATCGCTGTCAAGAATTGAGCGCAGGGATTTACCGAGAGCAATTTCCGAGCATACAAAAGCAGTTACAGCTTCCCTGTCATACTGTCTTGCATTAGGACGTTTTGAGTTCTTCTTATATGTTCGGATTTTTTTGTCTGACGTTTCAGATTCCGAACATATAGGAGTTTTAACCAATTTTAGGTCAGGTTTTTTTGATGACTTTTTGCTCTTGTTTTTGTCATTATTTTTGTCTGCCATTTTTACGCTCCAAATAGCCGTTTGATCGTTCTGTTTTGACTATAGTAAAAACGAACAGAACGAACGTATCTAATCATCGGCGTGAGAGGGCTACAAAATAGCCCCTCTCCCTCTGACGATGGATCA